CTATTTTTGATGGATTAAGATCAATGTTAGGAAGTCTATCTAGTGCTTATGGTTCTATGATAGAGGGTTTGGCTAAATCTATGAGGTTTTTAAAAATGATCTCAGAAGAAACTTTTCAAGCAAACTTAAAAACTGTTAAAGAATTTAAAGATGCGGCTGAAAGATTACAAACACCATTAGCTGAACTAAATGCACAAACAAGAGCATCAGCAGAAAATACTGAAGATTGGATGGTTGCAACAAAAGCAGTAGAAAAATTTATAGAACAAATAATGAAGAATATGGTTTTAACTAACGAACAAATGAAAGAACTTTTAGAGTTAGCTGGTAAAGTTAAAAAAGATGTTAAAGAAACAGGAGTTGATTTTGGTAAAGTAGGAGAAATACTAAAAGAATCAATAAAGAAAAAATTAGAATCTATTAATGAAACAATAGCTAAAGGAATACTTGGTGGAATTAAAAATATGTCAAAAGGATTAGCACAAGTAGTAGTTCTTGGTAAAGACTTTGGACAATCAATGAAACAAATTGCACAAAACATTATGGTTAATATTATTGCTGGACTAATAGAACAAATAGCTTTGCAAACTATTGCTAAAATATTAGGACAAGAAGAACTTAAAGTTGAAGCTGATAAATTAAACACTTTGAAATCACAAAACACAGAACGTAAAAGAGCAATATTATTTAATATGTTAGGTGGTGGTGGTGGAGGTGGTTTTGGATTTGCAAAAGGTGGAGCAGTATCAAAAGGCAGAGCAATTGTAGTGGGTGAGCGTGGGCCAGAAATGTTCGTTCCAAATAGTACAGGGCAAATAACTCAATCTGCAAGAGGTATATCAGGTGGAGGATCAACAACAGTTAATTTTAATATAAACACAGTAGATGCTTCAGGATTTGAAGAATTATTAGTTAGATCAAGAGGTGCAATAACTCAATTAATTAACAATGCAGTTAATGAAAGAGGTAGGGAGAGTTTAATTTAATGGCTGGTGCATTTCCAATATCTAATTCAAAATTTGACACTTTAGGAATAAAATCAATTCAAAATACTATTATTTCAAAAAGTGTATCAGGTAAAAAACTTGCAAGACAAATTGATAATCAAAGATGGGCATTTACTGTTTCAATAAAGACAGGAACTAGATCAGATGTATATGGAGAACTAATGGCATTTATAGTTAAACAAAGATCAGGAAAAGAAAATTTTACAATAGTTCCACCTGAAGTAAAAAATGCTAGAGGAAATGTAAGTGGTACTGTTCTTGTAAATGGTGTTCATGCAGTAGGAGATAGTACAATAAATGTAGATGGCATGACAGGAACATTAAAAGCTGGAGATTTTATTTCTTTTGCTTCACATACTAAAGTTTATATGTGTGTTGCAGATGTAACAGCAGATGGGTCAAACGAAGCTACAATAACAATAGAACCACCTCTTTCAATAGCATTAACAAATGATTCAGTAGTTACTTATGACAATGTTTCATTTACAGTTTATTTAACAAATGATATTCAAGATTTTGGAGCAACAGGAACTACTAATGATGGAAAACTTCTTTATACTTATGAAATGGATGTAGAAGAAGCTCTTTAATGAAATACAAAATAACCCATCTAGTTACTGCTGAGTTTGTTGCTGAAGTCATAGTTGATGAAAGTGAAATAAATACTCAAACAAATGATCTAAAGGAGTATAAAAAACCAGATGGCAAGTTTGAATTTACTATGATAAAAGGAACTGAGAAATTAGTAAGAACAACCTACGAGAAACATAATGACAAGGAATTTAACATCATCAATCAAGACAGCATTAGCGACGAATGATATTAGACCATTTCATTTACTTACAATAAACTTTAGTACTCCTGTAAATTTTACTGACTCTACTTATAGTTTAACTTCTTCAATATCTGGTAGTTCAGTTACTTATTCTCCATCTAGTTTTATTATTGGTATTTCAGATTTTAGTGAAGAAATAGACGTTACTAAATCAAGTGTTTCAGTATCTTTATCAGGTGCTAATCAAACTTTTATATCAACTGTTTTAAATGAAAATATAGCAAACAGATCAGTTACTATTCATAGAGGTTTATTAGATTCTAATAATGCAATTATTCCTGATCCTTTTTTGTTATATAAAGGAAACATAGAAAATTTTAACATTAATGAAACCAAAAATTCAAGTACTGTTACTTTATCAGTTGTTTCTCATTGGGCTGACTTTGAAAAAAAGAACGGTCGTAAAACAAACAATACTGCACAACAAAGATTCTTTAGTACAGATGTTGGTATGGATTTTAGTTCACAAACTGTTTTAGATATTAAGTGGGGTAGAGAATAATGTTTAAATGGTTAGATAAATTTTTAATTAAATTTTCAAAAAAAATACTTAACAGATATGCACCAACAGGAGAGTTTATTGCATACATTAACAAAGATGAAGAAAAAATATTAAAACAATTAGGTGGTTATGGAAAACCTATTAACAAAACAGGAATTAAATCATTTATATTTTGTTTTATTGCTGGAACAAAAGTTAAACTACCTGACGGTACTTCAAAAAACATAGAAGATATACAAGTAGGCGATAACGTATTATCTTGGAATAAAGAATTATCTGAAGCTAAAGTAGTTAAGTTAATGAAACCTATTCATAATGATATGGTTGAATTAAAATGGGAACATGGAATAACTACTAACACATTTGACCATCCTTTTTATGATTCTGAAAAAGAAACATGGGCATCTTACAATCCAAAATTAACTAAAGACAGATACGACTTTGAAAATGTAGAACAATTAAAAGTAGGTACAGTTGGCTTATATTTACAAGATGGTAAAATTATAAAGTCTAAATTGTTATCTATAACTGAAAAAATTAAAGATACACAAACTTACATATTTGAATTAGATAAAGATAATACTTTCTTTGCAAATGGTTATTTAACACATAACAAAGGTTGGAATCCTATTAGTTCAATTATAAGTTTTTTTACTAATCCTGTTGTCGCTTTAATTGCTACTGTTGCAATCGCTTGGTTGTTTAGACCTAAAGTACCTGACCTACCTGACTTTGGTGTCAATGAAGCAGATGATTTTGAAACAGGAGTTCTTTTAAACAAACAAAGTAATGATGCAAATATTCCTGTAATATACGGCGAAAGATTAGTAGGAGGCACAAGAGTATTTGTAGAAACTTCAGGAACTGACAATACCTATCTTTACGTTGCTTTAGTACTTTGTGAGGGAGAAATAAATTCAATAGAAGAAATAAGAGTGAATGAAGAAGTCGTAACTTTTGATGGAGCGTTATCTGATAATGTTCAAAGAAATGTAGATAGTTCAGATTCAACTTTTTATAAAGCTGATCCAAATGAAGATAATGGTTCTGCTGAAAGTACTATTATTGTTGAACCTCATTTTGGTACAGATGGTCAAAGTTCATCTAGTTTGTTATCTACTTTGTCAAATTGGGGAAGCAATCATAAATTATCAGGGATATGTTATTTAGCATTTAGGTTTAAATGGAATCAAGATGTATATTCAGGAATACCAAAAATACAGGTTAAAATTAAAGGTAAAAAAGTTGTAGCTTACAATTCTAGTCTTGTTGCACAAACGCCAGCTCATTCTTCAAACCCAGCTTGGTGTTTATTAGACTATTTAACAAACACTAGATATGGAAAAGGTTTAACTACTAATGAAATAAATTTACAAAGTTTTTATAATGCTTCACAAGTTTGCGTTACACAAGTAACTCCATATTCAGGTGGTAGTAATATAAATATTTTTGATACAAATGGAGTTATAGATACATCAAAAAAATTATTAGAAAATGTTAGAGAATTGTTAAAAGGATGTAGAGGTTATTTACCTTATACTGCTGGAAAATATAATTTGATTATAGAAACAATAGGAAGTGCAACAATAACTATAACTGAAGATGATATTATAGGTGGTTATTCATTACAAACACCAGCTAAGAATGAAAAATATAATAGAGTTATTGTATCTTATGTTAATCCTGATCGGAATTTTCAAGTTGATGAAGTACAGTTTCCACCAATAGATGATAGTGGATTACCAACAGCTGATAAACACGCAACAATGAAAACAGATGATGGTGGGTTTTTGTTAGAGGGTAGATTTGAATTTGGTAAAGTTATTACTAATACATATCAAGCAGAAGAAATGGCAGAAGTTATACTTAGACGAACAAGAGATTCTCTAAGACTTTCAATTAATGTTGCTTTTAGTGCATATGATTTAGCAATAGGAGATATTGTAAATGTTACTCATAGCTCAATTGGTTTCAGTTCCAAACCTTTCAGAGTGTTAGCAATTAAATTTAATCCTGATTACACTTTAGGTTTAGATTTAGTTGAACATCAAAATGCACATTACACATGGGCGACCAAGACTCAGGCAACTGCTGTTCCAACAACAAACTTACCTAATCCAAACAATATCCAACCACCAGCTTCTGTTTCACTTACAGATGAAATGATTGAATATGCAGATGGTATTGTAATCACTAGATTAAATATAAACATAGTTGCAAGTCCAGATAAATTTGTTCAGTATTATCAAGTTGAAGCAAAACAAAGTACAGAATCAAATTTTAAAATTATTTCTAATGGTACACAGTTAAGACATGAATTGTTAAATGTTATTGATGATGCCACTTATGATGTGAGGGTTAAAGCAATCAACTCTCTAGGGGTTTCAAGTACATATGCTTCTGCATCAAGAAAAATAATAGGTGCAACAGAAACTCCAGCAGATGTGGAAGACTTATCTGTAAGTTTAGTAGGTTCAAACCAAATGGAACTTTCTTGGACTCCTGTTGCAGATTTAGATATTTCTTGGTACGAGATTAGATACCAAGATGTTCTTGTAGGTGCAGTATGGAATGAAAGTACACCATTAACAAAAGTAGTAAGAAGAAAATCAAATACAGTAACTGTTAATGCACAAACAGGAACTTTTTTGATAAAAGCAGTAGATAAGTTAGGAAATTCAAGTGCTAATGAAACTATTGTAACTACTGTAATATCAGGTTTAAATAATTTTGTAACAACCCAATCGTTTAGTGAATAATTATGGCAAATTTTAATGGAACAAGAGATAGTAATGTAGCTTTATCAGTTGATAACCAAAACAGAAAAGTTTTAATATTAGATACAATAACTGATTTTGATGATGGAGTTGGTAATATAGAATCAGCAGAGGGTGTGTTTGATTTAGGTGGAACTGACTCTACTTCCAATCCAACAAACTTTAATGGTAATGTACAAGCAAATGGTTTTTATACATTTAATAATACTTTAAGTTTAGATGCAATTTATGATGTAACACTTGGTGCTAAACTAGGAATGAGTTCAGAAGATGAGTATGATTTATTTGATGATGGTAGAGGTGCTTCAAAATTTGAAGATGCTAAAGCTCCTTTTGATGGAAGTCCTGAAGTACAATGTGGTGCAGAAATACAAGTAGGGTTTTCTGATACAGGATTAGGTTCAATTTCTAATTATAGAAAGATAGCACAACAAACTACTTTAAAAGGTAGGTATTTTAAATTTAGAGCAAAGCTAACTTGTGATAACAGTAAAGTTAGATCAAAAGTACATGATTTAAAATTTACAGTTAATTTTGAAAAAAGAGTAGATACAGGAGAAGATTTAATTTCTTCAGCTAGTGGAAGTGTTATATCATTCAATAATTCTTTCTTTGCTACTCCTAGTTTATCAATAGCTGGTCAAAGTATGACAGTTGGAGATTTCTTTAGAATTACAAATAAGACAAAAAATGGATTTACAATTCAGTTCTTTAATAGTAGTAATGTAGGAATAAGTAGAACATTTGATTATCAGGCACAAGGATATGGCTTGAAATCGTAACCATTATAAAATATAAAGGAATCTATGGCACAAGTATCAGATTACGTTTTGGACAATCAAGGTTTCGCATCATTTCGTACGGAACTTAATAATATTTTAACAGCAGTAAATTCTTCTAACATAGGAAGTTCTGCACCTAGTTCAGCAGTAGCTGGAACTATATGGGTTGATAATGGAACATCAAATACTATAAAAATTAAAGTTAATGATGGAACAGATAACCTAGAATTATTTACAATTAACACATCAACAAATGCAATAACATTACCTAGTGGAGTTGCAGTAACAGGAACAATAACTGAAACCGACCCTAACGCATTACCACTTGCAATAGCTTTAGGATAAGATAAAAAGGATAATATTATGGCAAATACTTTCAAAGTTAAAACAAATGATGCAATGCCAAGTTCGGCTGGAACACCATTAACATTATATACAGTTCCATCTTCTACGACTTGCGTTGTAATTGGTTTAACTCTTTGTAATGTTCATTCAACATCAGTTACAGCTTCAGTAAAATTAGATTCAAATACATCAGATACAGAAACAAACCAAGAAACTTTTGTAATTAAAGATGTTTCAATACCAGCTGGAAGTTCATTAGAAGTTTTATCAGGTGGTAAATATGTTATGCAAACTACTGATATTATAAAAATTGATTGTTCAGTTGCATCTAAAATTGACGCAACATTAAGTATTTTAGAAATAACATAGGATTAAGATATGGCATTTATAGGTCGAGCAGTAGCACCAGCACCAATTTCTGCAAACGATGTTCCTGATTTACCAGCATCAAAAATTACATCAGGTACTTTTGCAGATTCAAGATTATCTTCTTCAAGTGTTACTCAACACGCACAATCAGTAGATTTACAGCCTGTCAAATCTGACATAACAGCTTTAGCATTAAGAGAAGCTACAAACGAAAGTTCAGCTTCTTTTAATTTACCAAACCAACACATTGATACTTTTGCAACAGATACTTTAGGAACTAAAACTAATGCTTTTATTGATACAGGGTTTTGTGCTACTGTTGGTACTTCGGCAGAATCAGGTGGAACTTTAACAGATAATGATGGTATTTCATCTTGGGGTTATCCGTCTGGTGCAATTTCAAAAACTACTGACAGTTGGAGTTTTGTAAATAACAGTTATAATCATACTGCTGAACAAAGAGGAACTTTCCTAAGTGGTAATTATTGGTGGTCATTTAAAGTAGATGATAGCACAATGCAAAGTTTTAGTGCAAATTTAGGTTCTACGACAGCTGGACAACAAGCATTTTCTTATGGTATTAGAGTTCATACAGGAAATATTAGCGATACAGGAAATGGTATTTACAATCTGAATGATGGAAATATATTTTATATTAACTTTGCAGAAGTTAGTAATTCAGAAAAAGTATTTTTTATGGACCAACAAACAACAC